CTTGTGCGTCAGTGATCTCTTGACCTACTGCACCCATTAATTTACCTTTTTTCCACCCTTTTGGTAAATCGCCAGTGGTTTCTTTAATATCGCCAGCTTCGTTCTTCCAAACATATTTTTTTAATTTCATTTTATCCTTTCTGGAATTTGGGCCACCATAAGACTGATGACCCAAAACCATTTTAAATTAGTCTTTACAGACCTGTAATTGAACAGAATGCACTTGCACGATAGATCGGTAGACCTAATCTTACAGTTGCCTTCATGACAATAATATCTTTTGTAAAGTTGGCATCGTGTGAATCGCTCATAGCAATTTCCATACCTTGTCTTGCAACTATATGAATTGCTTGACCTCCACCAAATACACCAACTACTGCTGTACCTGCTGGTCTTGTGGTATCTAATACTACAGGTAATCCCCATAATGATTGACCAACTGCACCACCGAATTGACCTGCCCCTATAAATAGAGGTTGAGTCTGTGTGAATCCTGCACCAGATGTTCCAGATGTATCTGCTACTTCTGTTACAACCTGATACCAGTCACTTGGGTGCATAATAATTGCGTCTGGATTTAAGAAACTATCTTTTTGTATTTCAGTGATTGCTTCATAAATTTGACCTATTCTCTTAAGGCCACCACTGTAACCTCCATAGGCAAATGTATTTATTCCAGTTGCATTTAATATACCGGTTAGATTTGGCGCAACACCACCACCAGCCATAATCTGGTCGGTTACTGCCAAGTTAACCATTGTTCTTAGTCTTGAATCTAAATAACCTTGAACAGCACTTACATCTGCAAGTAATTCTTCTGTAACTGGTAAGAAAGCACCAATTTTTCTGATGTTCTCTGTTTTCTCGGTGAATGCTAATGCATTTTCACCAAGTGCTGACCCTTCAGCAGTTGCAGCCGTATTATTTGTAAATGTTGACTCTTCTAGGTATTTATATTGATAGTTATCAGTTGTGATTGTATCAATTAAATCTAAGACATTTTGTGGATCTCTTACTGCTGTTGGCACAACCAAATCTGATCGTGTTACTGCAGGCGGATATCCAGTCTCTGTAAGAGTTGTTTTAAACTCATACGCAGGATTGAATTTAAGCTCGGAAGAGATATTTTTTTGTCCATCTTTCATAAAAGCTTGGTATGCTTTTGATTCTAATAATTCTGAACCAAGTGTTCTTGGTGCCTCTTTAACATCGGCGTGAATTGCATTAGGCTCTACTGCCTTACCTTTTTCTAATTCAGATTCCATGTCTGCTTTTTCTGCTTCGAATTTCTTAGCTTCTTTGATCTTTGAGACCAACTCAGACATTTTCTCATTTCGAGTATTCCACTCTTCTAATTTTTGAGCGTCCATTCCTGACGGATCAACCTCTTTAAATTCATTAAGTGTATTTTCTCTTAATTCAAGTAATTCCTGCTCCATTCCTTTAATGTTTGCCATTATTACCTTTCTTATATATCAACTGTTTGTAAATTAGTTAATATTTCAATCGTTTTTTTAATCGTATCAGTTACTTCTTCTTCATCTGGTATCTGTATTTGTTCAGGTGCGGCAACATTGAGTAAAGTATCAAGATCATCATAGATATCTTGTATTTCACTTTGTAGTTCAGATATTGAATCATACGCAGTTTCTGATAGTCTTTTATCTTTTTGTAGGCGTAAGGCAGTTAGCTCCTTAGCCCTTTGTGTTACCGATATTAAGGCAGTTAGTGCCTCTTCTATTTCTTCAGTAAATTTTTTACCAGTATCTTTTACTTCGGTTTCTTCTTTTTGTTCTTTGATTGCCATTGTGTAGGTTTCTTGATTGGCACCTACAAGTACTGGTGAAACTTCCCAAACTTTTAATTCTTTGAGGTATCTTACATCAACATCTGATCCGTCTTTTGCAAATTTACCGGGCTCTGAATCTACAACCTCATAGCCAAATGACCATTGTTGCAGATCGCCCATTGCTTTGACTGTGTTGTATGCCTCTCTACCTCTTTCAGTATCCATAATAAATTCACCTTTGAATACTGCTTTATCGTTGTCTTGTGTAATTTCACCTCTACCTATTACATCTTTCCAATCATGACCCCAAACCATGGCAACACCTTTATCGCCATAACCACTTTTAATTGAATCTGGTAAAACAACATCGCCGTCTGTATCTATTGTATTAAATACAGAAAATACGGCTTCTACCTTACCCTCTACATCTTGACTGAATACTGCGTCTATATTTTTAAATTCTTTACTCATAACACCTCATGATATATTACACTGCACCTGCAATTAATTGTTTCACCTGCTGGCGCACCACCAGAATTATCTGACGGATATAACATATTATAGCCACCAACATTAAAAAATCCATTTTTACTGACTCTTTGTCCATCTGCCAATCTATGCGTATCTCTTGTTACACCATCTCTTTCAGCAACCCACTCTTTTTCTAATGTAAGACCAGTTTGTGAAACAGCCAAATCTTGACCAAATTGTGAAAGTGTAAGACCCTCTGTTCTTGCTATTGTAGATGCTCTACCTAATCTTTTTTTACCAAGTGCGTCTGATATGCCATTTGCAACATAATCTTCTAAATCTTTACCTCTTAGACCAAGATTGGTTGCCTCTGTTACAGATCTTCTTAAATCACGATTCAATCTTTCTTTGGTAGTTTTTGCAAGATCGGGTAATACAGTTTCTAGTCGATTATTAACAAAATCAATTGCAGTTCTGTTTCTTCTAAAATCAGCAATTGGTATTTGTACACCAGTTCTACTTCTTAATGGATAAAATCCCTCTGTAATAACTTCTCTTCTTGGCTTTCTTCTTCTCTGTCTTGTTATTTCTTCTTGTTCTCTTTCGGTAAATTTAAATTCTTCAGGTAATAATATTTCTATTTGATTAAAACCAAAATCTGTTGTCATTGATATATATAAATCGTATAGATCAGCAGACCATTTAATCGTCTGGTTATCTATAAGATTATTTAAAATTGTTAAATTACCAACAGTCAATAAAGAGTTTGTTTTTATAAATTCTGTAATTACCTTATTTTGTTCTGTAAATAATTTATAATATTCTACACCTAGTGTTAAATCCCAATTTCTTAAAAGACTATGATAATTCTTCCAAAGCATATCTTTTACCTCTGGATCTTTAAACCTATTTAATCTTTCTTCTTTCTCTAATTGTTTTAATCTTGATTTTCTTATGACCAATTCTGTGGCAGTATTTGCCTTTTCATCTCTACTGTTCATTGCCTTAACCAATTTATTAGACCAAGATTTACCTGCTTCACCACCCCATAATGCCCATGCAATTCTACCATTACTTGGGTAACCATCTTCACCGGGTGAATAACCCTCTGCTTGTTTATCAATTTCATGACGAGGAAAATATCTTGCAATCTGCCTTACCTTATTTGGACTTGCAGTTGCATTTGATAAAAGATACCTAGCTGTACCTCTACCAACAGATGTACCCCCTCTATTGAATTCTGCAACCCAATCTAAAGCCCTCTTTGCCTCTTCTTTTGCACCAACTGGTATTGAAAAATCTAAATCATCATAAGGTCCTTTGTAATCTTTCTTGCTTGACAATGGGTGATTTCTAGGCAATAAATCTTGATCGAATGCAGTTCTTGGAAATTTACCTGTTCTTAAACCAGTTAAAAAGGCATTAACTCTGGCCAATGCCCATTGGTCAGCAGATCTTACATTACCTCTTACAGATGCAGGGTTTGTTCTATATGCACCTACACCTCTTCTAAATACAGCCTCAAGCATTCTTAATGTTGCTCTATATCTTGGATCTTTCTCATTATGTGCTTCAACCTTATCTCGTAATATTCTTTCTATTCTTGCACTTACTTGTTTTTCTTCTCTGAAATCATTTATTGGCCTTAGTCTTGATACAGGCATTGTTACAGTTCTATCTGTTTGATCATGTGATCCATCTTCATTAATTGACCATACACGCATATTTGCAGTTTCCTCTTCTGAATTAATAGATGTTATTACACCATGCACAACACTAGGTGGATCTGGATCTTTCGGTATTGACCAACTTACAGTATCGCCAACCGATATTTCACTCAGTGTCGCCATTTTCTTCTGCTAATCTTCTTTCATATTCTTCATGTGTGGCACATGGCATATAAACCAATCTGCCTTCATCATCATGTGTATGTGTTCCCGAACAGCCTAAATCTTCTGCCCTATCTCTTGCTTCTTCTATTGTAGTAAAAGTATCTTTTTCTACCTCTGCTTTTATTTCTTCATATTCAGTATCCCAATCATCTACATTTTCTTCTTCGTATTGTGATTCACCGAACATGTGAATTTGTTGTAATCTTGCCTCTGCCAACTTTTGTGTTGGGTAACAACCAAATCTTCTTGTACCCTCTTCGTTATAAACACAGAACTCACCATTTTCTTGTTTAATTATCTTTGTTTCATCAACAGTAAATGCTGATTCTTCAAACTGTTCTTCCACCTCATCTTGATTTTGTAATTGTTCTTCTTCTTGTTCTTGAGGTTCAATTGTTTTTGCGTCTGTTGGTACCACATTTGCAGGTACATAATATATATCTTGATCATCATTGGTTGGTAAACCAACTTGTGATCGAGCCTCTGATACCGAAATCCAACCACCTTTAACACCAATATTTAATCTTTTGTACAAATCTTCTTCATCAGATTGCAAAGACCTAACATTAGAAAAATCATATTGTGCCTTTACAATGGCATTTGATTCATAATCTTTTTGTAACAACTGATATGTTAATTCAGTTGCAACCATGCGCCATAATGGTATTAATTTATTTTCGGTAAAATATTCTCTAAGCATTCTTGCATTTGCATAGGTTGCTCTTTCAAGACCTGCACCAAGACCTGCCAATATTGCAGGTACACCAAGAACTGCTGATACTCTTTCTTCAGGTATTCTTCTTAATGTTCCAATATCTAATTCACTTGGACTAAATGCCATTTTCTCTACTGTCATAGAGCCTGAAAGAACTAATGGCCT